AATGCTGAATATATAATACTGAATCTGGAAGCCGTGTAAGGCTGGTACCCACCTCTAAGCTAATATTGATGGCAACCGTGCAGTTTTAATAATTATGGACGTGCAAAATGCCTACGCGCGCATAATAGGTAACAGAATGTCCTGAAAGTGTTTTAGATGGGTCGATATAACGGACTCACTATGTCGTCCCATCATGACTGATGATACGTATTCAGGTACGATCTCAGCTGTCAGTATGAGCTCATTAATGGTATGCCAATGTAAATAAGTGGTACCATTTCTTACGTTATCAAAGAACTCTAAGGGTGAATTCCCCATTATATCAATTTCATGTGAAGGAACGTCTGTAGCCATGTGAATGAGTTGCCTGATCCACATTTCAAATGACACAGATACGAAATGTGCGGCCACAAACATAGCTAACAGATGTCCAGATAAGTTCACTTCAGTATTCGGGAAAATACGAACTATTCCATATTTGGAGGTTAGTACGATTCGTTCTAAAATCTGCATGGTACATTTTTCTGTACCAACCAAGCGATAAGCGGTTGAAGGTACATTCATTGATACGAAGAATCTACGTAACAAAATACCTCTATTAGTATAATATGCCTGACGGCGCATGCCGCCATGCTTGAGAAATAAATGGGTAAACGCTTTGACGAAACCTAATGGTGAGGTTCCTACATGCTGTACTTGTGTACAAGGTCTTATTACATAATGTGAGACATATATGTCATATAAATCAAAAGTGGAGGATTGAGTATAACATCCGGCGCCGGTATAAAATTTTCCCATGGTACCGCTGAACGCCTCAAGCGTAACGCATTCCATTAGAACTTCTGACATTTCACTTGGAGTATAACACACATCTTTCCAGGGTATTTCACGCACGGGAGAGTTAAATGTAAATAAATCTTTTTTAATGGATATGTTAGTCCGGGGATTAAAATTTGAATCTACAAGAACCTTCGCTCTGTCTCGATTCGGAGTAGTAAATATCACGCTATTATGGTTTAAGTTCGCATGTGACAACCATTTTAGTACATCTTTTTTCCTATTCATGTCGTTACTTAAAGAAAACAGACAAGAGTAAATATTATTATAACCGGGATCAATTTTTAAAATATCCTCGCGTTTTACAAGATAATGATAGTAGAAGTTAATGCACCACAATTGCGTGGTTAAGTTTAACGATTTGAAATCTTCCATATATAAATTAACTTTATTAGAACGATAGTGATAGTCTTTACCATCACCCCCAAATATTATACGCATCTCATTTGTTGACCCCCCATGCGGTTGGGGTAATAAAGCTTTGACTTTTGTAAGCTTATAATCAGTAAGTAGATGAAATTTTGAAATAATGGTGACATTTCCGAACCGACTGCATAGTTCACTGAAATGATCGAAAGCATTTCTTTGAAATAATTCGTAAGCTTCACCCTCAATCCATGCATCATTGAGAATGACAATATCACGCGATGTATCGAATCTGTTTTGAATTAGTGAGTTGAAATGATCAACTGTAAAATCGTATTTCTCTTGTTTAAACGAAACGTTGGGACACACTTTCATCATCCGAAGACGGTATTGATCATCTATCGCTGGATCGATCAATATCAGGTTATGCCCAGTTAATTGTAAGTCGAGTAGATTAGTGCCAGGAAAACTTCCAATGTATAACACTTGAGTAGCTAATGACAGACCAAGATAAGCAGTCAATGCTATTTTCTTTTGAGGATTGGTTCGCACCCACACCCATCCGGAATCTTTCTTCCTTCTTAGGTGATCTGCGGTTAATAATGTGGTTAAGGGTGGACAAATTAAATCAGTGAATTTTGGAAATGCTGGATCATAAAAAACTGGTCTAGCGCCACTCCGTAATGTTGCGTGGACTAAAGTGGGAGTATACCCAACGATGTTAACAATAACATCGGTATTATCTTTCGTTTTTATAGAGTTTAGAGCTCGACTTTCTTGCCGATATCTAAACACTTGGAATGCAATTGTCAATTCTCTAGCGCATTGAGAAACCGCCAAATTATCGCGAAATTCTGCTTTCAGCTCTGGTGATATCGATCGCTCTAAGTTAGTTGGAGTCAACACACCAAACACTGGAATAGTCGGATCAGGTAAATTATTTCGTAACATCATACACTGCTCTTCCAATGAAGATGCAGATGACTGTGGTAAGTATAAGAGTCCAGCTCGAATTGAAGCTGACAGTTTACGTGCGAAATCAAGAGATATAGTCAGATGATCTCCGTACAACATTAGTACGCATGTGTCATTTAGCAAATTTGGAGTTAGTTCTCTAACTGCATGAGAGAGTTCTTCAGTGTCGGTGGCATGCCTAACTCTCGCATAAGCCACTTTCGCTCCGACCGAAGCCGATATTTGGTATTTCCAACGTAATAAGGTACGTTCATCATATCCGACAACTATTACGTGACCGGATCTTCTCCGCTTACACGAAAAAATTGCGGTTATGATTTCCTTTCCATTTAAGTATTCATTCCTAGGAATTTCCTGCACGACGGTTGACATCTTCT